CGGGGCCTTGAACACATTGCCGTCCAGCACCCAGAAGCGCAGGCCCTTGGGCAGATTGCCGCTGCCGTTGTCACGGATGAAGGCTTTGTCCTCACGGGCGCCGATGGCGGCGGTGAGGTCGTCCACCACCACCTGGTCGACATTGGGGCTGATGCCGGCGTGGCCGAGCAGGTCGTTGCTGATGGGCACCAGTGCGGCCATTTTCTTGGACGACAGCTTGAGGTCGTCGAATTCGGCACCGGTAACCGGGGCATCGGTATCGCTGCCGATGTAGCCGACCGCCGCCCCGCCCTTCATGCGTGGCAAGGTGAGGTTGCCATTGTTGAGCGGCAGCGAGCGGGTGCCCATGCGGCGTACCACGGCCTTGGGGCGCAGCAGCTCGATGACTTCGCTGGCGAGGTTGCTGGGAATCAGCACGCCACCGGCCGACGGCGTGGCGCTGTTGAGCGCGGCGGCGACTTCGCCACCGTAGCCGCCCTTGTCGGCGATATCCGCCGCCAGCTGGTAATTGCCCTGGGCCTGGATCAGCGCCATGGCCATGCGGGCAACGGCCGCGCCCTTGACGCGCGGTGCGGCCGGGGTGGCAGGCAGCAAGACTGGCGGCGCGCCCTGGGCGTTGAGCGTTTCCACTTGTTGCGCCGCTGCAGCCTGCATCTGTTCGGCGGCCTCGGCCCGCGCCAGCTTGTTGCCCAGTGCGGTGAATTCCTGCTGCAGTTCGGTGACTTGTTGCAGCTGTTCGGCGGTGAGTTCGGTACCGGCCTGCTCCAGCTCGGCCAGTTGTTGGACCTGGGCGGCGATATCGGCGCGGCGGGCTTTCATTTCCAGAATGGTGGGCATGGTTTCTCCAGACGTAAAAAAACCGCCTCGGGGGCGGTGTGGGACGTAAAAAGCCCTTCGGATGAAGGGCTTTCATTGGCAGGTGGTGCGGTTTACAAACTGATCATGAGCGCCTGCGCTGCCTGACACTGTAGCTGGGCTTCCTGCACGGTGATGGTTTGTGTCAGCCGGTAATCCGCCTTGCAACGGCATTTGTGCATGGCCTTGAGTAGTTGTGCGATTTCCTTGGCACGGGCCTGCTCAAAACGCAGGGATAGTTGCCGGTGCAAGCCGGAGCTGGTTGCGACTGGAGCCGGCCTTGCCTTTGCTGCGTATTGGAAGGCATGGTGATAGGCCGCGTAGTAAGCACGGCTGGCACTGTTACGGCATGCCATTTCACTACCGCTGGCCAGCATCAGTTCGGCGGCGCGCAGGAAGTGTTCGGGGCTAACCGGCACGATGCGGCACCACGGAGATGGTGGGGAAACTGAGCACGGTAGGATAATCCAGCCGGGCCTGGGCGGCGAAAATGGCCATGTTGAGTTCCAGCGCCTGCCCTGCAGTGACTGGTGCGTGATAGTCAATTGCGCAACCGAACTCTTCCATATACAGATACTCGGCGCGCAATTGCCAGGGTTTGCAATCGGTTTCGGGCAGCCTTTCGCGCAGTACGGTTTCCGCACAGTCTATCCAGCAGGCAAGCGCATCGTCATTCAGGCCGACTTCCTTTAGTTCGGCATGCGCACAGGCAATCCACTGGATGCTGATTTCTGCCGATGTGGTTTGGCTTGTTTCCATGGGTTCTCCAGTATCGCCTATCAGTTCCAGTGCCTTGCCAACATGGCCACAGACTGAAAGCAGGACGGCCAGGGCTTTGCTTGCATCGCTCCCCTGCCGCAGCAGCCGGTCCAGACTGAAGTCCACCACCCGTTGGCAGGCACGGCGGGAATGCAGGGTTGCCAGTAGCGCAGTTGCGTAGTTCTCCGCAATCAAAGCGGTGCCCGGGGCCAGACGCATGGCCTTCTGGAAATTGGCATCTATCTGTTCGACGTCGTTGTCGAATACCGCAAGCACACCGAGGAGTTGATAGCCATCTGCGGCCTCGTTGCCGCCCTTGCGGATCAAGGCACGTGCGTCTCTCTCCCATTGTTTCAGGAGGAATTCGCTGGGGGGATATTCACCAAACAAGGCGGTATTGAGCGCATCAATATGGCCTTGGGTGACGGTTTGCGCTTTTGCCATGCACTCACGGTAGCATGGCGCAGCCCGGCGCGAAGCAGACAAAAGCCATCACTCTGGCCAGCCCGGCCGGGCAAGCCAACACCACCCGCAGGCGGTGCCGGGCTGCGTATCAGTGCCGGGTGATACGCCGTTGGCCTTGTTCCAGCTGGTCATCCTCGGCCAGCAGGTCGATGCATTCGGCCAGCTCCTGGATGCGGTGGTAGATGTGGGTCAGCCCTTTGCCGGTGATCAGGGTTTTGCTGTAGTTGATGTTTTCGCCGGTGCGCTTGTCGCGCCGGACGCGTGGCACCATGCGGAACAGGCCCTGGTCGATGTAGCGCTGGTAAGGCTCGTTGCTGTGCATCAGATAGCCCTGTTCGCGCAGCCAGCGGCACAGGCGGATGCGGCCGGTGCGCAGCTCTTTGGCTACCTGGTCGAAGGTTTGGGCGTTGATGCTGCTGGCCACGTCGTCGTGGAACTGGGCCTTGGGGGCTTGCTCGGCGACTTTGTGTTCCAGCAGGGCATTCTGTTGCTCGGCAAGGGCACGCTTTTCCAGCTGGTCGGCCCAGGCGCGGGCGGCGATGACCGGGTCGGTGAAGTCCGGTAGCACGGCGGCGGTGGCGCGCTGCTGTTCCAGTTCCAACCAGCGTTTGACGATACGGTTGCGCAAGGTGACGTTGTAGCCGGCGACCAAGGTGATGGTGAGTTCCTTGTCGAGGCGATACTCGGTTTGCTTGCGGTTCATCGAGTCCAGATAGATGTGTCCAAAACTGGACGCATCTATTTTCAGCACATCAAGCATATTCTCGATATCTCGCCGCACATGCTGATGCTGTTTTTCACACAGCTCGGCAATCTCCCGGCTGCTCATGGTCAGCACGGTGTCCGTCATCATCAGGCCAGTCATGGCAGCACCCCCAGGCTCAGGGTGACCACGTTTTCGCGATAAACATCGGCATCGTTGTGCAGAACCTGGGTGAGTCCTTTGCCGTGAATGGCGAGCTGGGTGATGGTGTCGTCTTGCGACAGGCGCGCGATGGCAGAGAGGATGCCGCACAGGGCATCGGCCTGTTGCATGGTGATGACCGTGTTGTCTTCGGCCATACAGCACAACTCATTGACCAGCACGTAGGCCGGCGGCGGGATATGGGAATGCGTTGTCATGGCGATTCTCCTGTTGGAAGAGGTTCGACAAACCCGTTTATCAGACGGGCGGGCAGGAGCTGATAACCGTCCACAGCCGGCGGAGTAATTTCCCTTGCGGGTTTTGTATTCCTCGCACTCCCGCCCATCGAAAGAATCGACAGACGCAAAAAAACCGCACAGGAATGGTACCCGATGCGGCCCTTTTGAGCACGCTGTGGCGAAACGACTGGTGTTATCAGCACCTGACCGCAGGCTAGCCTGAGTGGGTGCTTGGGGGAAACTGATCGAAGGGGTGGGTTAAACAAACCGACAGGCAACAAAAAACCGCCTCGGGGGCGGTTCTAGAAAATGCAATTCAAATTCTCAAACTAAATACACAAGTATCTAATTCACCATCAAAATTACCGCGAGGGATTTTCTCAAGAGCATCACTCATTTTCATATCAACATACCCCATTCTTTTAAAGCACATTCTATACAGCCTGGCATTCACAACCGGTGTCATTGCAAACAACACATTGACATTATTTTTTAGAGCCCTTTCTATCAGGATGGAAAATACCCTTCGAAGCACATCCATACCACCATAACCTGGAGAGAGAGACAAGCCCTTCAATTGAGCATAAACCGACTCACCAAACTCATGCTCGACAAGCTGGCTTCGAATATCACAGCCGCCAAATTTTTGAAGCACATCCAATCCACCACCATGCTCCTCAAACAAAATAATAACACCACCGACACACTGCCCATTACTACTAATTATCAAAACATCACCATCTTTTCCTGCTTCAACTTCATCGTCAGTGTAAAAATCAACATTATGAACATTTACTGCCTGACGTTTTCGCAGGTAAACATATTCAGCAAGATGCTGCTTATCATCTGAGAATACATATTGCAAATCACTCATATTGCAAGCTGATCCAATTAAATGTTATTGATAAATTATGATTATTGCATTTTTTTGCAACCGTTACATGAAATATTTACGAACATTCACAGTCTCATTTGCATTGCAGCTGCTAAAGCATGCAACCGCTGGCGAGGATATAAAACTGACACAGCTCGCTCTGCGACAATTCGATCTATAGCTTGCTGCTGGGTCTCCACCCGGTCAGCCAAGCCTGCGGCAACGGCATCGGCTCCGAAGAACAGCCCGGCCTGAGTGGCTTGTACCGCACCGATGTCCAGCCCACGGTGAGTTGCCACCTGCTGGCAGAATTGCTGGTAGTGGCGGTCCAGCAGTGTGTTGACGGTGGCCAGTGCGGCTTCGCTGAGCGGGGCTTCGCTGGCCATGTCGTTTTTGTGTTCGCCACGGTACAGGGTGGTGACGACGATGCCCTCTTCGGCCAGTTGCTGGCTGATGTCGAGGTGCTTGATGATGACGCCAATGCTGCCAACACCGGCAGATTGGGACAGCACGATTTCGCTGCAGGCGCTGGCCAGTGCGTAGCCGGCGCTGTAGGCGGTGTAATGCACGATGGCGGTGACCGGCTTGCGGGCGGTAGCGGCGCGGATGTCAGCAGCCAGTTCGTAGCAGCCGACGGCAGCGCCGCCGGGGGTGGCCAGGTCCAGCACAATGTGGCCGATGGCGGGGTCGGCCAGGCCGGCATTGAGCTGCTGGCGGATGCTTTCGTAGCTGGTCTGGTTGCTGCACAGACCGACGTCGTTAGCGCGTGGTACCAGAATGCCATGGACCGGGATGGTGAGGACGCCCTGCTGCTGGCTGGCGGTGGGCTGGGCCGGGGCTTGCATGGCAGGCTGGCCAAGATCAGCACCGGCCAGCGCCGGCAGCTGGATGTTGACCTGTTGCAGGTTGATGCCCATGCGGCCACCGGCCCAGGCGATGGCTTCGTGCAGGACATCGGGCAGGACCAGCAGTGGCTGGTTGAACAGCTGGTGCAGGAACAGGTGTTTTTTCATGGTTGTAGCTCCGGGGTGCTGCCGGCCGGCACCATATTGAGCGGCTGCAGGTAAATGTCGCCGCCGGGGACCGGTGGCAGGTTTTCCAGGCGGCGGATGTCGTTGACCGACAGCCAGCCCCATTGGCGGCCTTTGGCATAGGCTTCGTAGCGGCTGGACTGGTCGCCACGCAGCAGCCCGCCGACGTTGAATTCGATGTAGTAGTCGGCGCGTTCGTCGGGCAGCAGCAGGTCACGCATCAGCGCCTGTTCGAAGCGTTTGAGCCAGGGCATGAGGCAGTAGATGACGTATTCGATGCCCTGGTGCTCGATGTTATTGTTGGTGGCGCGCTCCAGCAGGCCGACCTTGTGGGGCGGTACCTTGAGGATTTGCGCGACTTCCAGCGCGGACAGTTTGCGGCTGTCGAGCAACTGGGCGTCTTCGTTGGTCATGGACAGGGCGCGGAAGCTCATGCCGTCTTGCAGTACGGCGACTTTCATGGCGTTGTCTGCGCCACTGTATTCGTTCTTCCAGGCCTCTTTCACCTTCTGGATCTTGTCGCTGGTGAGTGCCTTGAGTTCTTGCTGGCCGACCATGGCCGGGCGTTCCAGCACACCGGCCAAGTGGGTGCCGTTGGCAAACACCTTGCTGGCGTGGTTCTGGGTGGCCATGGCCAGGCCGAGGGTGTTGCAGTGCAGTTGGACCGGACTGACGCCGGTGTAGCCGTTGAGGGTGAACCAGCGCACATGGTGAATCATGCGTTTTGGCAGCGGGCTGCCACCGTTGAGGCGGTAGTACGGCAGGTTGTCGCTGCCCTTGAGGACCTGCACCTTGTCGGTGTCCAGCGGTAGCAGTGCGGTGGGCCGCCCTGCCCGGTCGCGCTCGATGAAGGCGTAGCTGTTGCCGCGCAGGCCGTTGGCGATTTGCTGCTGTTCCAGGTATTCAAATGCGGTTTGCCAGGCGTTGGGCTGGTGGTGCACCAACTGATAGACCGGATGGTCTGTGGCGCGCTCGCGCTGATCGCCCTGACGGCGGTACAGCTCGCACGGCAGCTGGGCGACGGATTCGGCAATCAGTGAGACGCAGGCCTGGTAGGTGGTGAGGGCCAGCGCGGTATCCGGGCTCACCTGCATGCCGGCGGCGCTGCGGGCGGCACTGCCGAACAGGCTGGAGATCCATCCTTTGTCCGGACTGGCGGCACTTTGCGGGCCAAACTGCTGGGCGGTGAACATTATTGGCCTTTCTGTGCCGCGGCACGGGCTGTGCGGTAGGACCAGACCAGGGCGAAGCTGCCACCGCAGACCCAGCCCGCGGCCGGGTGTAGCAAGGCCGCGCCAGTGGTAACGGCAGCGGCGCCACTCAGGCCAACCAGCAAGGTGGCGATATCCAGTTTGCTCACAGGCAGACCTCGTTTTCGTAGGCCGACACGTAGGGTGTGGCCGGTTTGTGGTACAGGGCGCGGTTGAGCGCCATGATGAGGCCGACGATGCCGTCGATCTTTTCGCGCGATTTCTTTTTGCTAGGGCGGTAGTTGCCGTTGCTGTCGCTGATGACGACCACGTTGCCAGCCATCCAGCGCAGTACAGGGTTGCCGCCGTGGGCGAAGTCGCCAGCCAGCAGCCGGGCTTCCAGTTCTTTCGAGGGTTCGGACAGGTTCTGGAAGTTCTGGCTGAGTGCCACCAGCTCCAGCCCGTCCTCGATCAGCTCGCTGGCCAGCTTGCCGGCGTTCCATTCGTCGAAGCCGATGGACTGGATGTCGTAATCGGCTGCGTCCTGCAGGATTTGCGTCCGGATGGCGTCCTGGTTGATCTGCACCCCGGCAGTGGCGGTGATGTAGCCTTGCCGGGCCCAGCTGGTATAGGACACACGGTCTTGCCGGTCGCGCAGGGCGATGTTGTCGGCCGGGACAAAGAAGCGCGGCAGGATGGCCCATTTGTCGCCGGGCTCGACCGGTGGAAACAGTAGCACCCAGGCGGCGATGTCGATCTTGTTGGCCAGATCGAGACCGCCGAAGCAGGTACGGCCTTTCAGGGCTTCGGCATCAACTGGCTGGGCGTTGTTGTTCCAGGCATCCAGTGATAACCAGCTGCGTTCGACCTGCGTCCAGATGTTGAGCCGCTTGGTGAGAAAGTTGTTGAGTGCTGCCGGTTCGTGCCGAGCTTTCTGGGCCTGGCTGTCCAGTTCTTCCAAATTGACCGAGACCGCCAGATTGGGGTTGGCCTTGACCCAGTTGCTTTGGTCGAACCAGTCGTCGCCTTCGTCCAGGGTGTAGATGACGCCGCCGTAGCTGTCGTCTTGCAGTTGGCCTTCCAGTATCTGGATCAGGTAGCCACGTTGTTCCAGGCAGATCGAGCCTTCCTGGTTGAAACCGGCGGTGGTGATGGCGTGCATGATGCTGTTGCGGCGCGAACCACGACCGGTGTCGATGACGTCCCACAAGGCCCGGGTGGGGTGGGCGTGCAGTTCGTCCATGATGGCGCCGTGCACATTGAGGCCATCGAGAGTGTTGGCATCCGCCCCCAGCGGGACATAGCGGTTGGCAGTGCCTGGAATCCGCAGGATGTTCTTGTTGTTCTGCACCAGCTGGCGCAGTGCCGGTGATTTGGCCACCATCATTTCTGCTGCAGAGTGGGTAATCTTGGCCTGGTCCAGCTTGGTGGCCGCGGTGTAGACCTGCGCGCCGGCTTCTTTGTCGAGGGCGAACAGGTAGATACCCAGCCCGGCCAGCTTGGTGGATTTGCCATTTTTGCGGGCGACTTCTTCGTACCAGGTGCGAAAACGGCGGCGGCCGTCTTCGCGGTACCAGCCAAACTCTACTGCCAGCCAGAAGGCTTGCCAGGGTGCCAGTTCGACCGGTTTGCCATTCCATTGGCCATCGAAATGGCGACAGTAGCGCGGGAAAAATTCCAGCACATGGCAGGCCATTTCCGGTCGCCAGATCAGTTGGCGGTCTGCCTGGTGCCGAATATCTCGAAAATGCCGCTCGACTGCGAGGCGCGTGTAGCGGCCGCTCTTGATGCGCCCTTCCAGTACATCCAGGCCGTACTGGTCCCACGGTTGCAGCACATAGCCAGCTGGAATCAGTCTGGCCGGTCGTTGATGAAGTTGAGCAGTTCGACCAGTTCTTCGCTGAGCACCCTGCCCTTGCTGAGTAGTTTGTTTCTGGCGCATGCGCTGACCGTCATTCCGTTTTTCTTCAACATCAGCCGGATCTGGCTGGCAATCTTGGGCCGGTTGTAACTGGCGCTGACTTCGTAGGGTCGGCCGGTGTCTTTCGCGATGGCAAACAGCTTGCCCTTGTTGGCCTCGATCCACTCCTTGCAAGCCAACCAGTCAACGATGGCGGCGCAGATCAGCCCCAGGGCGATGCCGGCGGTGGAAAAGTCGAAGCCGCTACCAGAAAGCAGCGGCTGCAAATCTTTCCATAACTTGCGCTCGGCCTTGGTCAACCGCCAGGGTGGATCTTCCGGCAGCAGGCTGCCTGATTGATCCAGGGTTTCGAGCATGGCAAAGGGGTCGGCGGCGAACAGGTCTCCCGTCAGCAGATTGTTGATGGCACGGACCCGACCTGCGGCAATGACAGTGAGGCCACCTTCGTCCAGGTCTTTCAGCACTTCGCTACGGGCCCGGCGCTCGGCCCGGGATTCGTCTGTTTCCAGCGAGCCGCCATTGCTGTCTTCGTCATAACGCCAACCAGCCAACTCGATGGCATCAACATGGCAGCGCCAACTGTCAACCTTGTCAGCCAGTAGTGCGATCTGCAGCAAGGCGGACTGGTAATCGAAACCTGCCTGGGACAAGGTTCTGATGATGTAGCGCCATACTTCGCGGGCCCGTCGGGACTTCAAAAATGCAGGCGGCTTGGGTATCACCACAGAAGCCGCCGTGTTGGGGCTTGTCGTGACCATAGCCAGCCTTTCTCGGCAAACGGAACATCAAAAACGGAAAAAGCCCCGATCGGGGCTTAGTGAAGGGGTTTAGACCCCCCCCTATGATTTTTCACCAAAAGAAAACACGTGGTTAGGCATGCGGTCCTCGTTGGTCGGGCCTTCCGGAGGATTTTATCCCCCCTCCCGTATGACTGGCCCTGACGCAAGACCCACCCTCACCCACCAAAACCACCGTCCTCGCGGGCGGTTTTGCGCGAGTGGCAGCTCTTGCACAGCGCCTGCAAGTTGTTCCGGTCTACAAACAAATCCCAATTCCCTCGATGCGGTTTGATGTGATCCACATCCGTCGCCCGCTCCAAGCAACCCGGTGTGGCACAACGAAACAGTGCGGCCTTCAGGCAGTCATGCCGACGGGCATACCAGATCCGCAATTTGTACCACCGCCGGTATCTCGCTTTCTCCGGGTCAGCGGCTCGCCGCGCTTCCACCTGCTGGCGCCGGTGTGCCTCATGCATTTCACACTTGCTGGAGCCCGGCCGGGAAAACTCCCTGCATCCCGGAGTGGTACAAGGCCGCTTGGGTACATGAACCATACAGCCCCCCAATATGCAAAAAGCCCCTCAGTTTCCTGAAGGGCTTGTCTGACTTGCGTTTTACCTGGTCGCGACCGGTGAGGCCTCTGGCCCCACATTTATCCGGCATCCCGCCTGATCACTTTCGCGATGGCTGCATTCTTGGCTGAAACCAGCCTTGCTGCAAGCCCTGAACTGCTCAACCCTGGCCAACTCATAAACCTCCTTGGCACCGCGCAACAGCAAGAACCAGAAATCATCACGCCTTACTCCGGCATCAAAAGCCAAGCGCCGTGGGGACTTACGCCAAATGAAAAAGCCACGCAGCAACTGTTTCTCCACTCGCTTGACTGACATCCTCGCCCAGACACGTTCAATACTTTCGGACAGGTCAACATCGACTACACGCCGCGGTTGATTAGATAAACGAGCACATGAAGAACATGGGTCATCTAGCTGATAACAAAGAGGACAACGACAACTTCTTACCCGGCACTCAGCACTACCAGTGATAGACCAGGCATGCCTGGGGGAAGTCATACACCACGCCCAATCCTCCATGACCAGCCACAAATACTGCGGGAAATCCTCACGCCGCACCGCCTCCATACCACCTCCCGACGAAGCCACGTTGCTACAGGCCAGCACCCACCCGACTCAGAATCCGCCTTGCTGCAGACAAAGCATCCCGCTGCACCGCACGCGTTTGCACCAGCGGCCCGGTAAACGGCTCCACCGCTGGACGCACCTGGACAGCAGCAGGCTTGCCACCACCCACCCGCTGCAAACGCCGCAGCTCCGTGCCATCCAGCACAATCCCCACCGCGTAGGCCGGAATCGACACCACCTTGCGCATGCGCCGGGCAATGGCCAGACAACGCCCCAACTCCGCATGGCTCACCGTACGCACCCGCATCACCGCAGCCAGCCGGTCGAAGGCGGATGGCAAATGTGGACACAGCAGCTCATGCCCCAGCAACAACGGCCCTAAAGCCTGCTCTGCCGCCAACCGCCACGGGTCAGCCAGCGGCATCGGGGCTGGCTTATCCACAGCGCCACCAGCCTTACGGGCTGTTTTATCAATACGGGGTACCCCAGATGGCTGGCGCTCATGGTCAGGCTTTCGCCCCCACAAACGCTGTGCCCGCTCCCGCAGCAAAGCCACATACGACGTGGCTTCCGGCGTAACCGGCCCATCCGTGACACGCCCCATATCCACGCGGGGCTCCTCATTTGGACGCAACTTGGCCAGCAACAAGCGATAGCAAAAAACAAAACGCCCCGCCCCCTTCACCACCACCCGCTTGATCAAGCCAAACCGCACCAGCCTGGCCACCGACGCCCGCAGCGAATCATCCGACCGACGTGTTGGTGCCGCCGTCGAGCCACGCTCGCGCTGCACCTCCATATGCTCACGAAAGCGCCGATAGCTGATCAAAGGACCGGGCCGACCACCCACAATACCGCTGGCCAGATCCATCCACTGCCGCATCAACACATACATCCGGCAATCCTGATCCGGCAGGCCATTCAAAGCCTCCCACTCCACCATGGTCAGAAAAATACCCTCGCTCACCCCGCCCCCTTCCTCGACAAAATCGCCCTCGCCTCAGCCAGCGCAGCCTCACGCTGGCCTGGTGACGACACCGCAGGCACAAACGCACCCGGGCCATCCCTGACCACCCGCTCCACATCCATGCGGTAACCCGCGCCATACAACACAGCCAAACGCTTCAACTCCCGCTGTCGGGCGGCATAACCACCTGCCACCCCGCGCAAGGAAAGCAGATAAGCAGCATCCTTCACCACATCGCCGCTCACCTTCACCCACAAATCAGGCCACACGGCCCTTCTCCCGGGCCGACGCCTGCAGCTTCTCATCCAGCAAGGCCAACAACGCCTGCAGGCACTGCTTACCCCGCACCCGCTTCAACTCCCGCGGGCAATAACGCGCTCGAAATGCCGACCGCATCACCAGGCGAAAGCGCATACGCTGCACCGGCACAGCCATCTCAGTCACCCACATCCAGCAAGGCACGGATATGACCCAAGGCCCTGAAATGCGCCTGGCTCGACTCCTCCAGCTCCACCAAAGCCTGCTTCAACTCATGCGGCCCCATCTGGTCGGCCAGCAGCGCAAAAGCCGCCAGCCCCTCGCCCGCCTCCTTCGCCAGGCAGGCCAACACAGACGCATGGCTAGCCTGCACCGCCTCGCCAGCGCGCAACGACACATCAAGACCAACCGGCAGCAACAACTCCACCGCGCACTGCAAGCGCAAATCCGCAGGCAAGGCCGACAGCAGCACCGGCAGCAGATTGAACGGCAGCAAAGTGCAATCCTTGGTCTGGTCATCCAGCCAACGCCCCAGCCGCTCCGCATTGGTCTTCATCACCCGCGCCGCATCACTGCCCCGGCCCGGCTGCTGGAATTCCACCAGCCACACCCTATCGAAGCCGCTGGCGTAGTAATGCTCCACCACCACCGTGGCCAGCGTCTCCATCGACCAACGCTCGCGTTGCCGCCAGGCATGCAGTGCGTTACGCAACGCACCGATGGGGGTTTCTTGTGGTTTGAATTGCAGGTTTTGCATGGGATGCCTCGCTATACTTCGCAGGAATATTCCGGCTTTTAAGTCGGAATTAAGCTTTAATTTCAGTCACGCTAAAGACGCATCAGCATTCGCGGAAATTAACTCCGGCCATAGCCTGGCCCAGTCAGCACGTAGCTCCTGACGCGTTACCAAACGACCGCTCTCGCGCTCGATATCGACACACAAAGCCACGCGCAAAGGCTGTCTTGAGCTGATTGCCTTGCGCAGATAAGCAATGGACGTATCACAACGACGAGCAAATTCAGCCTGCTCGGCAGGCTTCATGCTGTTGAGGAAGGTACGTAGATTCATGGCGGCTCCTTATGGATAGCGCCACAAAGATAACCACAGGGTTAATTTAAATCAACCCGATAGATATTTACTCTTTGGTAAACATTACCCAGAATCGACAGCATGAAAAAACGCCAAGAAGTCCGCCAGACAAGGCTTGTCCAGCTCATCAAAGAGCAATTCAATGATCGGCAAGTGTTACTGGCCGAAAGGATAGGTGTCGCCCCTGCATTGATATCCGGATACATCACCGGATCAAAAAACATGGGCGAAAAGATGCGAGACAAAATCGAAACCGCCTGTGGCCTGCACACCGGCTGGCTAGACCTGTCAATTGACCAGGTCGACACGGAAAACAAGGTGGAAGCGGGCAGCAAAAGCCCGCAGCAAGTGCCGCAATACCAAATCAGTGCCAGCAATATCGATGATCTTGCCAGACAGCTCGGCAGACAGCTCAAAGGCAAGGCAGCTTTCGAGTTCATCAGCAAACTGGCTGAGGAGATTCGGAAGCAAAGCTGAGCAAACACGCACGGCGGCAAAGATAGCCATCGCACAAAATGACAAATGACCGTAAATATGGTCAGTAAAACCCTCACTTCATGCCTGATAGCGTGTGGATATTCTTCAACTCCATGGCAGCTCATGGAAAACAGCCTGAGAATCCACAATAATGTACTGCATGAAGCAAGAGAACTTTCGTATCAGCTACGATGGGCAAGCCCTCTCCAACCATGAGATTGATGTCCGCCTGTTAGCCCCCGCACTTTTGGCAGTAGGTAACGTCCTTGAACATGCCAATCGAATCATCAATCAGAACAATGCCAAGGTAGCCGTCAATGTCAAAGGCTCCTTGCAAACCGGCTCAGTCAATATCGACTTTGCCGTCGTACAAGGTTTCTTTACCCAAGCCGTCGACTTCCTCACCGGCAAAGAAGTCACCGCTGCACTCGCACTCATGGCTATGCTGGGATTCAGTGCCAAAGATGGCTACAACAGCGTAATCAAGTTCATCCGCTGGGCACGTGGCCGCAACATCCGCAAAATTGAAACCGAGGATGAAAAGGCACGTATCTACGTAGAAGACGAATCCATAGAAGTGGAACTCCAAGTGCTGGAAATGATTCGTGACTACGAACTACGCCGTTCGATCGAAGCAATGCTCTCCCCACTGGAGCATGAAGGTATCGATACGTTCACCATCGGAACAGACGCCGCCATATACGAGCAAATCCGCAAAGAAGAAATTACCTGGTTCAAGTCACCACCTCCAGCTTCGGAAATACTCGATACCAACATCTACCAGACAACACTCCAGATAGAACGGATCGAATTCGCCGAGTCCAACAAATGGCGATTCAATGATGGTACTAGCTCCTTCTATGCATCTATTGCTGACAAGGCGTTCCTGGAACGCATTGCACAGAATGATGCTGGTTTTTTCAAAGGCGACACCCTGCGTGTTGAACTGGAAGAAAAACAAAGGTTGGAAGGTGGAGACCGCCTCCGCTCCGAATACACCATCCTTCACGTCATCGAGCATCGAAAAGGCATGAGGCAAATAAGTCTCCCACTGATACCACCAGACGACCTCTGAACACCCCAAAGCCCGCACTCGCGGGTTTTTTTCATTCTCTGTCCTAAAGAATTGAAACCCCAGAAAATTAACCTTTTGATGTTGATTTAAATAAACCATAGGGTTAATTTTGAGCAAACGCAGCACATTGCTCTTTAACAACCCACGAATGCGCCCCGACCCGCCCGGTCGGCAACCCCACACCGCAAAGCACTGTCGTGGCCACACTCACGTCAGCAGCCCTGCACGCCCCACCGCAGCGCGCGCTTTGAACGTGACACAAACAAAAGGCCGCTCTTAGAGCGGCCTCATGGAAGCAAAGGAGATGTGATGACGAATAACAGCAAGCCCGACTCAAACCAGGACATCCCCAAACCAGACTTACTCCTGCAGCTGGATACAGATACCCAGCTTTACCGCCAGGCGGTGGAACAACTCAGCCAAGCCCTGTCACAGGCCCCGCAGGAGGTTCGCCAGCTGGCGCTCGACCTTTGCAATCTCCACCCGGAACTGTTCGGTTTCAAAAGTTACACCGCAACCCTGGGGGCAAGGCTGGTGATTCACCTTGAACCATCGCAGCGGCTTCTTGAATTTCTTGCCGCAATTCGGACAGGCCATCTCAACAATCTGGTTATCTAAAACGCTCATTTCACCTCTCCTGTCACGACAAACAAACCGAAGACATCCATAGCAATCCTCCGTGGTGAAGTAAGTGCGAAAACTGATATCTACCACGGCCTCCGCGCTGGCGAAGTGAAAGGCCAGCACATCCCCACACAAATACCATCACCAACTTACCAAAAGGACAGCCATGTACGTCTACACCCGCACCGAACCCGGCCTGCTCACCGTCGGCTTCTACGACCCCAAGGGCAACTGGATACCCGAAAGCGACCACAGCAACCGTCACGCCGCTGCCGAACGCGTCGCCTATCTCAACGGCAAAGCCCAACACGGCCCGCCACCACACCAGGAGCAAGCATGTACATCAACTGGCGTAACACCGACCTGATCATCGGCCACATCAGCGAGGCCCTTGCCCAGCACCTGCGTCAGCGTGGCAAACGACTGCACTTTGAAGGCTGGAACCGCTGGGGCCAGCCCATCCACACCATGAGGCACTTCGCATGAACATTCAGCCCGTCTCATCCCGCTACCTGCGCCGCACCATCCTCGACGCCCGCGAAGCCCTGCTCTACGCCACAGCGCCGCCCACACTACCGGCCGAGGCCATCAGACAAGCCAGCGAACTGCGTCGCCGCCGCAACGACTACGACGACCGGCAGTTCTTCAAGGAACGCACCGCCGACGGCTACCAGTGACCGCACGCCACGCCGCAACACCGCCCGCCCTCCACCGAGGGCCTTTTTTTGCCCGCACCCCACCCGCGTGGAATAACACAGGAGCACACCATGAACACCCTGCTACTCCAACACCAGATGCACAACGACCTGATCCAGCAAATCAGCAGCACCAGCCAGGCCGCTGCGCTCATCACCCCCGAAGTCATCCAGCACACCGCCGCCATCGCCATGGCCCTGGACGGCAAAGTCACCGTTTACGCCAGCAGCAGCGGTCTGGACATCCACATCAACGCCGACCCGGACACCCACCCCGACGCCCTGCAAATCGCCCTGGAGCAAAACCTGCCGCTGATCGAATACATCCACACCTGGTACAAGGACGACCAATACGGTCCACGCAACATCTGCCTGGTGCGCAACGGCCCGGTGCAATACCTCTGCAGCAGCGCCATCACCCGCCCGGCCACGGAGCCCGTCTGATGCTGCGCGACGTCCTGCTCTACATCTTCGGCCGAGGCCTGCTCTACGGCGGCCTCGCCACCCTCGCCCTGGCCCTGCTCGATGCACTGGCCGAAACCGCCAGCCGCCAAGGCTGGCTTCCACTCTAATCAAGCAAAGGAAAAACCATGAGCACCAAGCTGCCTGCAGTCGATCCACGCCAACTACGCCGTCAGTTGGGCATGAACCAGTCCGAATTCTGGCAACGCATCGACGTCACCCAATCCGGCGGCAGCCGCTACGAAAGCGGCCGCCCCATGCCCAAACCGGTGCGCAGGTTGCTGGGGGTGGTGTACCTCAAGGAAACCGTCACACCGTTTACGCCGGAGACACACAACACCTGACGCCCAATCTTGACCGGCACACATCGCACCAGGAGAAAACTTGCCCTGCACCTGCCGCACTGATCTGGAAGCCAAGCTGCTGGAGCGCTTCAAGCAACAGCACCCTGACACCCAAAACCACCAGCTGGAAATTACCGGCTACGCCCTGGTACTGGGCGAAACACCGCAGGAGTACCCGGCCATGAAAGTCATTGCCACCCATACCGTCACCAGCAAAGCAGGCCGACAGCGGGAAAAGAAAGTCACTCAAAGCATGATCGGCCACTACTGCCCGTTTTGCGGAGAAGCTGTGCTGCACGACAAGGCGACACTCACCCTTGAAACGACTGCACACAACCAGCCTGGCTGATGATTTTCAACCTTAAACAGGCCGGCCAAACAACTGTTTCCACTTACAGAAACAGGTCCCGAATTGACATATAAAAGGAGTTTGAAATGCGCGGAAAGCTACTAACCATCAAGGAAATCTCGGAGTTAACCGGCTGGCACAAGAGCACCATCTACCGTAAGATTAAGGACAAAACTTTCCCGGCCCCGGTCAAGTACGAATTCTCATCTCGATGGCCTGAAGAAATCTATCTCGAATGGAAGAACAAGCCCATCGAACAGCAATGTGAGTAATGTTGTGAGTAACGGGCTGCAATATCGACAAATAAAGTCAATCAATACAGGGTGTTAAGCTAAATATGTTACTCATGATCGACAACTACGACTCCTTTACTTATAACCTGGTGCAGTATTTCAGTGAGCTTAAGCAGGAAGTCCGCGTTTATCGCAATGATGAAATCACCATTGAAGAGATTGAAGCGCTGGCACCGCAATATCTGGTGATCTCCCCCGGCCCGTGCACGCCAAACGAAGCAGGTATTTCGGTGGCAGCTATCCAGCACTTTGCTGGCAAGTTGCCCATCATGGGGGTTTGCCTGGGTCATCAGGGAATTGGCCAGGCCTTCGGCGGCAAGATCATTCATGCCAAACAACTGATGCACGGCAAGGTGTCGCCGGTGCATCATCATGATATCGGCATGTTCCGTGGTCTGCCCAACCCGGTTAACTGCACCCGCTATCACTCGCTGGTGATTGAGCGCGAGTCCTTGCCGGACTGCCTGGAAATCACCGCATGGACCGAAGATGGCGAAATCATGGGCGTACGTCACAAAACCTTGCCGATCGAGGGTGTACAGTTTCACCCGGAATCCATCCTGACCGAGCACGGTCATCAGATGCTGGACAACTTCCTCAAGGAATTTGCCTGA